ACGCCGGAAGAACGAACGCAGGCGGTGCATTTTGTCGCTCATGCGCAGGACGCACCCAGCGTAGGCAGGCACGTTGATAACGTCGGCCGAGTTGCGGATGTTCGACAGGGCATCTTCGTCGCAGCCGTAGTCGAGCGTCTTGCGAAAGTGCAGATTTCTTATCTCGTCCAGCACTGAAACGAACGCTTCCGATCCCGGCCGCAGCCCTTCAGCCAGGAGCCCGTCACCGTTCAGCCGCTGTTCGTACTTGGCGGCGCTGGCCTCGGTGGCTGCCTTCCATCCCGGCCTTGTCCCTTCGCAGCAGCTGCCAGCCAGACGTTCCTCAACCGCGTTTCGCAGTGCGGCGTTTTCCATTTCCAGTGTGTTCATCCTTTTCCTTTCGCAGATCCCGGTCGCAATAGATAGGCATTGCCTTCGTGACTTCGTGCCGCCCGTGGTCGATCACGATGCAGGCTTGGCACGGTGGCTCGTAGGCCGCCTTGATTCGAGTAGCGTATGCACTGTGTCCAATCACTGATCCGTTCGCCACGTACCTACCGGCTCGCAGCCATTGGAATTGGTGCCAGTGTCCGAAGCAGGTGAGGTCGGCCCGCTCAATCGCATCCCATGCACTAATGGCCTTGTTGGTTGGGATCGTGATGCCGCCAATGCCGCCGCCGTACTTCACGGCGTGGCCGTGGTGGAACCGAATGCGGAACCCTTCAAGGTCCACGTAGTTCAGGTAGCCATGCCCTACCTGCCATCGCACGTTCTTCTTAGCCTCGGCGGCAGCCATCGTCAGATACATGTGCTGCTCGAAGGAGTGTTCCATCTCCGTGCCGATGCGGAGCTTCTCCGTGGTGCGCCCGTGGTTGCCGCTGTTCGTCGCCACCACCACTTCGCTGGCGTTGTCTGCCACCTGGTCAATGAAGTTCCGCACGATCCCGCCAATGAACCGGCACGCCGAGAGCGGGGCCAGTTGGGCCATCTCTGCCGTGTCTGGGTGGATATGCCCACTGATGAGATCGCCGCCCAGCCAGACCACCACGCGGTCGATGCGGGCCAGCTGACGTTCGTGCTCAAGCAGGACAGCAAACCGCTCGAGCAGTTCGGCCATGCGTTGCTCGCACACGTCGAGATCGTAGGCGTTCAGCCCGTTGACAGTCTCGGGGTCAACCCGCTCTTCGCAGTGGATGTCGGAGAGCAGCACCACCATCGTGGCCGCGTGCTTCTTACCCTTGCCGCTTTTGGTCATAGGCCGCTTAGTCGCCTGAATGCCGGTAAGCCCGGCAATGGAGTCAGCCCGCGCACGCTCGGCGTCGATCGCGGACAGGGCCGCCTTGTACCTGCCCTTCAACGATGCCACCTCGGAGCGAAGCCGTGCCAGTTCGGCATCGGTTGCCAACTGGCTGGCGTTCGCAGCGTGAGCCTCGACGGCTTCAATCAGCGTTGCTTTTTTAGCCATGCGATTACAGCCTGCACGCCGCCGGTTTCCCAGCCGCGTTCCTTGGCCGCCTCCAGTATTGCCAGAGCGTAGGCCCGCGTCTGGTGGGTGTTCGGATTGAAAGCGTCACGCACCGCAGACAGTTCGGCTTGGGCGTCAGCTGGCAGACGGTCAAACCAAGTCTTGAATCCAGGCTTTCCGTTCGACGCCTTGGCGAGAACGTCATCAAGCAGGCTTGGTCTTGCCTTTGCCACGGGGCTTTCCTTTCGGCTTGGGCTTCGAGCGCCGCAGGTACACCATGCCGTCATCGTCGGGGATGCCGCCGCCAGCGGGTGCGTCGTCTTCTTCGTCGAGCGGCGAAGCGTCGAACTCAGGCTTCGTCGCTGCCTTCGGCGGTGGCGGCTTGCGTGGCACGGGCCTGCTCCTTTCGGGCGTTGCTAATTGCCCGTCTGACCAGCACCCTACCGGCAACGTCAAGGAACGGCAGTTTCCGCTTCTCGGCTTCCTCGCGCAGCCAGCCGACGATCTCGTCTAGGTGGGCCTCGCACCAGCCGGGTTCGCGGGCCTCCTCAACGTCCATCCTGCGGGCGCGGGCGTTGCACGAGCAGTTCGGCGTGGCGACGATGCCGACTTTCTTCAGGAGTTTCTTGAGTTCCACGCCGGGGCCGTGAGTCGGCGCGGGCGGGGCCTTCTGTGGCTGAGTCCCGTACTCGCTGCGGAGGCGGGCAAAGTCTTGCGCTTCCAGCGTGATGTGCGTTTCAGAGACATCCTTCGCCACTGCCATCACTGCGTCTAGGTAGCCCGGCTTGCGGTGCGGCGCGGCGGCGTGGAGTTTGGCAAGTGCAACGCGGGTCATGGCGCCTCTCCCTCGCACGGCTCCTCCGCGCACGTTTGGCCGGGGTGGTGCGTAGAGTTGCAGCGCGCGGCGCAATTTTCAGCCGTCACGCCGTCCTCGCAAGCCCGCTCTGGCCCTTGGATGCACAGCGGGAAATGATTGAAGAACGGAGCATCCACATCGATAACTCCGCAACAAGCAAAGTTTAAATAAGCCGCAGTGCGCCTTTTTGCCGTACCGGTGCCTTCTAAACCCAACTCAGGCGCGGGGCACGACCCAAGCGAAATAATTTCCGAGTAAACACTTATGCGTCTTCTGCCTCCTGAATTCTCACGGCAAGCAGCGCATTGTCGAACTCCATTTGGTTTTGTTGCTCCTCGGCATATTCTGTATCGCTTGTGCAATATTGGACTGCGGGCTGGCCCATCCACGCATAATCGTTTTGCTCTGGGCACCAGCAGCACGCACCCGCCGTCACGCACTCCCCATCCACGCACACGCACCCTTCGGGACACGGGTTCTCCTCGTCGCACGGGCCTGAGCATGGGACGCACTGTGAATCTTTGCAGCCGCAACCCGGCGCACACTCCGAGACGCCTTCCGGGCACGGGCCAGAGCACTTATTGCAGCAGCACGCCTGCCCCGTGCCGAGCGCACTGCCTTTGTTCACCAGCCCGCCGCCATCCACAACAAGTGCCATTAGGAAGCCGCCGTTGAGCAGGTGGTAACAGAGACAGAGAACACAGCCGTACTAGAGGTTGCCAGCGCCACCACAGGCAGCGTCTTGAACTCAAGCGAAGCGGTCGTGAGCGTGGCCGCCGTCGCCGCATTGGCAGCGTAGAGCTGCGGCACCAGCAGATACCACGCCGTGCCTTCTTTGGCGATTGCACAGTCACGCTGTGGGCCTTCAGGTATCGGCCAGAAAAGATTGCTGGCACTTACCGTGTTCGGCGTCGTTGTCTGATTCTTGAACGTGACGCTGCGCGTGTCGCCAATCGCCCACGCCCCGGTAAAGGTGCAGACTCGGAAGGTCTTTGCACCAGCAGCACCAGGTGCCGAGCCGAAGTAGATGCCCGGCGTGTCCCGGTCGCCACCTTCGACGGCACGCACTACCTTGGCAATCCGTTCCGCAGCGGGCCGCGTGAACGTCACCCGCTCAGTGCGTGCTGATTTGCCGTCTGGTTTCTGTGCCACGGTCAATCCTCATAGACAGTGAGCACGAGCCGAGTACCAGCAACGGCAGACCGCGCAGCGTAGTCGCCTGTAGCCAGCCGCAACACGGCAGCCTCGCCTGCCTTCAAGCGGACTGTTTCGTACAGAGATCCGCCCGAGAACCGGCCAAAGCTCACGGTGTGCGTGGTCTCCGTTGCCAGCGATCTTGCGAACGCCAGGCCAACGCTGCCGAGCGTGGCCGTAGAGATCTGCGTAACCGCCGTCCCAAGGTTCAGCGTCACGCTAAGAACGCCAGCGGTGGCAATGTCCGCAGTGATGCCCGATGCGGCAAACGACTGCGACAACGCACCCTTTTGCACTTGGCCCGTGATCGTGTAGTTGATGTCTGCCATACGAAAACTCCTAGAAAGGTGGCGTGCCGAAGTAGGTGCTGAAAGCGACGGCAGGATTCACGCGGCGTGGAAGGATCGTTGGCGCACCGCTGCCGGTGAAGTCCGTGTTGAAGCGGATGCTGCCATCGTCGTTCAACGCCATCACAGAGGCTGAGGCAATCTTTTCGATGCCGCCTTCCTCAAACACATAACAGCGTTTCTTGGAACTGCCGCTCACGTAGTTCCAACCGACGTTTGGCAGATACAGCTGGTAGCCGCTGGCCTTAAACGACAGTTCCGCAGTGACTTGCCAGAAGTTCACCTCCTGGCCGTTGACTACCTCGACGGCTGGCTGGCCGCTGATGCCGTGGCACATCCACTGATACGCAGCAGCACCAAGGAATGAATCGGAGTTCAGCGCCCCCGTCACGGCAACGGCGTTGGCGATCGGGAACGTGGCGCGGTTCCCGGCGATCGACAGTTTGAGTTCACCTTCGATCGCCTGCGCACCTTCAAGGATGTCTCCAGCCGAGTTGATGAGCGGCTTGATGTCACCGTTGCCGCTGCCGTTGTAGTAGCGGAAGCATGGCACAGAGATCCCGCTTGTGCTGAACGACCAAATGTCGGCACGCGCCAGCGGGCTGGATTGGAAACTCGGCGTGCCTTCCTGCGGCGACTCAAAACTGTAGGTGACTTCCGCGTGAAACGAATCGGTTTCGCTCACGGACACGTTCAGGCAGAGCAGGTAGGAAAACTCTGGGTGTGCAGCACCGTGGAAGATGCCAACCGTGTTGATGATGTCCTGCGTGTTAGTCGCACCGTCCAGTGTGCAGACGTACTTGATCTCGGCAGTGGGCGCTTCGCCGAACTTGTGAGACAGCGTGCGCGGGAGAACTTCGCGGTAGGAGAGAACGGCCATTGCTACACCTTCACCACTTCGAGCGGGAACACGGCCTTGATTGCCTGCTTGATGTCGCGGAGTTCAGTGAGTTGAGAACGCATCTGCTCCAAGGCAGGGTCTTGGCGGCCCGTTGCCATTGCAAGAAACTGCGAAGCGCCTTCCTGTGTGCGGATGTCCGACACCTGCAAGGCGTTCTGCGACGGCCTGGCAAGATCAGCGGCGATCTCTTTGCGGATGTCCAGGCCGCGCTTTGTCAGGTTGTCGAATGCGTTGGCCGCCTCTGTCTTGGAAATCTCCCCAGCCTTAAACGCATCACGCACGCCCGCCAACTGATCCTTCAGCGTCTGGGCTGGCTTCAGCAGTTGTTGCCCGATGCCTCTGGCCGACAGGTTGCGTTCACGGTCCTGCTGCTTTGCAGCAGCGGCAGCAGCCGCCGCCGTCTCTTGAGTAAGCCGCAGCCGCTCCTGTGCCTGCTGAATCGCCACGGCATCGCCAGCCTTGCGGGCGTCGGCTAGGTTCTTCTCCGAGTCGCCGATCGTCTTGTTGATCGCCAAGAGATCCTGTGAAAGCGTCAGGCGGGATTTCTCGGATTCCGGTACGCCAGACTGCACAAGTTCCTGCACCCGCTTGCGTGCCTCTTCTGTGGCCTTGGCGGATGTGTCGGCTACGCGCTTGGTGGCTTCTTCTTCAGCCTTGCGTGCGTCGGTGATCTTGTTGACTTCACGGACAACATTCTGGGCAGCTTCTGCAATCGCTTCTTGGCTGAAGCCAGCCCCCTTGAACTCGTCCGTCAGACTACCGACGCGGGCCTTTAGCACTTCAAAAGCATCTGCAACTTCTCTCGGCACTGCACCAAGTTTGCCAGCCTCTTGAGCAATCTTTTTAAATCCGCTGGTGGCTTCCTCAATGGTGCCTTGGATCAGTGTTGCGTCGGTGATCTCGGCGGGCAGTTTAAATGCGGCTTCAGCCTCAACGGCAAATCGCCTAGCTGCCCTACCAGCCCCATCAAACTGACCGCCCATGCCATTGACTGCCTTCCCTGCGTCAGCGGCACCAACCTTGACGGCATCGGTAGCCACAGTGCTGTCAGTGGCCCATTTTAGCGCTGCTTCGGCTGCCAGTGAAAACCCAACAGCTATTGCACCTTGGATAGAGATAAGGAGCAGTCCGCGAAGGGCACCCTTTAGTGCAACCATTGCTGCGGCTGCTGTCGTTGACGCGGCGGCAAAACCTCCAGCACTGAGCGCGGCTGTCTTAAAAGCCAATGCTAGTTCAAAAATGTCCTTTGCGACGTTCGCAGACTTAACAAATGTCAGGTATCCAACAAACGCCTTTAGCGGATTCTTCACAAGGAAATCCAGCACAGGCGAAAGGGATTCCAGAGCCCTCACAAGATCACTTACAGCCGCTTGCGCTTTGTTTACAACGTCCTTCACGTCCACCTTGGAAATGAACGTGGCGGCAGACTCAGCAGCGGCGACAAGTGCTGGCGCAAGTTCTGCTGTAACACGAGCCTTAAGCGCAAAGAAAGTCGCATTGAGCTTGGCGAAACTGTCGTCAATCTTCGCCAGCCCTTGCACCTGGTCCTTACTCAACACCAAGCCCAGCCGCTCCGCTTCGGCACGCATCTCTGAGAGATAGCCAGCACCTTCCGCAAACACCGGCACCAGTTCGGCACCGCTCTTGCCAAACAGGCTGACGGCCGCCGCCGCTTGCTGGGCCGGGCCGGGCAGTTGGGAGATCGCCGCCGCGACAGCCTCGAAGGCAGCCTCTGGCGACAGCCGGGAAAGTTCCTGCACAGACAGCCCGAGATCCGCGAAAGACTTGATGGCACCCTTGTTGCCGGTCTGGGCTTCGCCCAGGTTGATGCCGAGCTTCTGGACACCCTTGCCGAACGTCTCGACGCTCACGCCAGACTGCTCGGCCGCGAACTGGTACGCCTGAAGCGTCTGCGTGGAAACGCCTGTCCGCTTGCTGAGATCGTCCACCGATGCCACAGCAGAGGCAGAGCCAGCCACAAAGGAGTTGAACGCACCGGCGACGGTCTGGACGCTCGACAGGAACACCCGCGAAAGTTCGATCGTCTTCAGCGTCGAAACGTCTTGCTGGGTTTTCTTGGCGGCATACCCGAGCTTCTGAAGTTCAACGACACCGGCGTTGATGCCCGAGGACATGCCCTGAGCATTTGCCGACAGCGTGAATCCTAGCCCGATGCTTGCCATGCCTAGCCTTCCAAGTCCTTCTTCATCTGCTCAAGCACTGCGTGAATCTGCGTCCAGTGCTTCGGTGCCTTGTCTTCGATCGGTATGAAATCGCCAGCGGTTGGAGTCTTGCCCTTCGGGCAGTACGGGGCCAGCATCGCACTGGCAAGCATCCCGGTCTGCGTCCATGAATCTTCGAGCGGGCTGAACCACCTGGAGTACGCGATCCATCGACTGAACTCCCGTGAATCCATTGCGTCGATTTGTTCCAACGTCATCCGAAGGTGGCCCGCCAGACGCATTTTGAAATGCAACGTCGGACGGGCGTTTATTCCCCCGCAAGTCTCTTGATCTCCTCCTCAGTCAGTGCGTTGTGCTTCATGGCCGCTTGCCACAGTTTGTGCATCTGGTCGCTGCTGCGAACCTTCAAGGCTTCGACACCTTCTTCGCCGGGGAAGATTAGGTTGCCCTTCTCGTCACAGAGCGTCCGCGACAGCAACTCAGAGCGAAAGTCGGGAATAGCCTTGCCGCCCGCCTCGACTAGCTTCATCTCGTAGGAGTCGCGTTCGCCCACGCTCATCAGCCGCAAGCAGCATTCGCCGCCGAAGGCTTGCACCTTGATGATCTTGGCGTCGTCTGCTGCGTCGATCTGTTCTCTTGTCAGTGACATTGGTTGCCTTATTGGATGATTTGGAACTCGACGGTGTAGCGCGTCACTCCGTTGAGTTCTGCCGCCGCACTCACGGAAGTACAGCATGCAGTGCACGTCAAGTTCATGCCGCCACCCGCAATCGTCAGCGTGCCGCGAGTTCCATAGGGGGCGGTGCTTACGACGCCAATCGTCTGAACGCTGACAGAGCCAGCATCGTCAGTCCAGACAACGCTGCGGCCCTTGGGCAATCCGCCGCCCCACGTCCACGACAGGCCCGTAACTTCCGTGGCAGCCGCGCCGTCGAACGTGACCGTAATGCCTGTGCTGTAACTTGCCACGGGAAAACCTCCCGTGAACTAGCGGGCAACGCGGAAGGTAGCAGAGCCACGGATGACATCGTTCACAGCAAGCGTCACCGAGCAACTCGCAACGGTCGCAGCCTTTGAAAGCGACAGGCCGCCCGTGATCGCCAGCGTGCCAGTAGCACCGTCGTCTATGCCGCCAGTGCCAACAAAGTCAATCGAGACTTCCCGCCCCGTGTCGGTCGCAGACCCAGCCAGCGGACGGCTCTGCGTCAAGACAGCAGCGCCGGTTGTCAGGCCGAGATGGCTAATGTCGATAGTGTCGCTGGCGCTAACGTCGTTCTTGTTGTACGTCAGATTGGTAACGGTGCCGGTGAAGCCCGGAAAAGTTACCGTCGTGCCGCTGCTGTCATGGGGCGTCGATGCCATTGCTTATGTCTCCTGCCACCAACAATCGAACGATAGTTTGACGCTATAGACCGGCGGCATTTCAGCACCCGCCAGCTGTACGAAGTCGTCTTGCTCGTTTTCAAGCGAGACCTGCTTCACCTCTGCATTGTCGAACGTGCCCCCGTACCCATCCAGACGCTGCCGCACTTTGTCGGCCAAGTCCCTAGCACCTTCGTACGTGGCCGCGTACACGTCGAAATCCACGCTCACCTGCGGCACGCCCATCGGGCCGCTAAGAGTCTGCTGCCTGCGGATGCCGCTGCGCCGGTAGGTGATGAACGGAAGGGCCGCCGACTGCGGCGCAAGCAGCGGGAAGATCCTGGCAGAGACAAGGGACGAAACAGCCGTGGTTGTGACAAGGGCGTTTCGCATGACGGCTTCGGGGGATTTCATTTTCCATCCGCCTTGTTGCGGCGCTCCTGGGCACGTAGGGCATTCGTCAACGCCTTCCGCATTTCCACGTCAAGGATGCTTTTCATCGCAGGCAGCGACTGCCGGAAAGCCTTTTCCAGCGGACGAAGTGCAGGCATGGGGGCGACCGATCCCGTGGCGATGAAGTCGATTGGGTACTTGCCCTGCCACGAGCCTTTGCCACGTCGAGCGTTCCACGAAGACAGCACCTCACGCGGGTTGTTCTCGGGACGCTGTTTCACCCTGTCCCTTTGCGTAATGATCCGCCCGTCGAGAATCACCCGGCGGCGTTTCAATACCTTGCTCTTGCCGGGGCTGCGCCGCCCCTTGGTGCCGAACTCCACCAAGTGAGAGTGGTACGCCCGGTTCGGCCCCTTCTGGACAGAACCGCCGAAGGCCGATTCAGCCATTCGCTGGCTGCCGCCACCGACCGGCCTACGGAATCCGATCACCACCACCGACACGGGCGTGTTCGTTTTGTTGTTGGTGTACTTCTTCGTGCGATCAGTGACGCTCGCCAGCAGGTTGCCCGTCACCTGCCCGATGCTTCGCACCTGTGCCAGCAGGGCATCCTTACCGGGCTTCGACGCCTTCTTCAAGGCACGGGCTTGGTAGCGGTTGCTGATGTCCTTATCGAGCTTCTTCAATTCGGAAATCACGTCATCCAGCGGCGCAAGGGAAAATAAAGACTTTGCAGCCTTGCCACGCCCGAGGGCCAACTTGATCAGCGGCTCGCCAGCAAACATCGCCATTAGGGAATCTGCTCCTGGCAAATCGCTTCGTGTTCGCTGCGGTTGCCGTGTTCAAGCAGGCTGACAATATCCAGCGTGCGGGAACGCCAAGAGAACCGCATTTGCTGCGTCAGCCCCGGCAGGTAACGCAGGCGCACCTTGTGGCTGATCGTGGTTTCCTGCTGCCCGGCTGCCAAGGCTTCGCGGGCGCTCACTCCTTCGACGCTGGCCCACACGGCAGACGAGTCCGCCCACGTCAGCACCGTTTCGCCCAAAGCGTTGGTTGTGCCGCTGGCGATCTGGACCGTGATGCGCTCGCGGAGTTTGCCGGGGTCGATCATCGGTAGGAACCCCACTTCTGTGACGACAGCAGGGATTCCAAGGCAAATTCCAGCGGCTTTGAGATAGAGCCCACAAGCACCGTGGAGCGGCTTTCGTACCAGTGGGCAATCAGCATCAGCATGGCGTGCCGGATCGCCGCTGGCACATCTGTCCCACTGGCACCGTAGCCGCCCCACCAGGTCACGCTGATCGCGTTATCGTCTTGCAGGTGCGGCGGCCACGTCTGCCCGTAGAGCGTCTTCACGGTGCCAGGCGTGCCGTTGCGATCCACCCGGTAGCTGGCCGTGCCGTAAGTAGCCGTTGTGCCATTCTCGTAGGTGAACGTCAGGGCCACCGCTGTGGCTGTGCCAGCCGCTGCCATCGGCGGGCGTGGCAGTTCGATGTCCATGGTGCCGTCAGGCGGGAACTTGTCGAAGCGCATGACCCACTGGGTGTGTACCAGCGTCCGGTCGAGGTACTGCTCGCACCACTCGCGGGCTGCCGTGATCAGCGACGAAACGTAGGCATCATCTGTGCTGGTGTCGATCCGGCAATGTGCCTTCGCTTCGGCAAGCGTCACAGGCTCGACCACGGGGGCAGTCGCTCTAGCAAGGCTGCGGTACATCATTTCCTGCGTCTCCGCTTGGGCGTGGCGTCGGCCGTTTCTGTGGCAGGCTCAAGGGCCGCAGTCTCTAGCAAATCCTGCTGCTGCTCGATTGCAGCGAACCGCTTGGCGACCAACTCCGCTGCCAGACCGCCGGGGATCTCTACCACCTGGCCGGTGCGGTAGGAACGGAAAGGCCGCAGTATTCGTAGTTTGGTCATTGGGGCACGCTCCATGCAGTGTCGGGTCGCTTGCTGGTGTTCGTGAAATCCGTAGTCCATTGGAAAACAGGCGTGCCAAGGTTCTGCCCCGGCCACGTCACCACGTACTCGCCATGCCCGAGAACCACGCGGGGCGTGATGTACACGCGGTTGCCGCTCTCGCGCCAGTTCTTCCAGAAGTGGATGTCGGGATCGACGCGGCCTTCGTTCCACGAACCGTCAGGGCCGGGCGTCGAAAGGAACCAGGGCTTCTTCGCACGCTTCAGGGCCGCCGTAGAGATCACGGTGAGGCCGAAGTGTGCCGTGTCCACTTCCTGCACAGGCTCGGCAAACCACGACGCAGGCAGGCTTGTGGTGCCGTCCTTGGGTGGATTGTCGAGCGTGCCCTTCAGAGTCAGCATCGGGCGGCCGTCTTCCCGCTTTGTTTGCAGCCCGGTGATGGCATCGCACTGGAACGTCATTGCCATGGCGAACAGGTGTTCCACGTCTTCCTTGGTGAAGAACGTGTCGTAGTCGATCGTCAGCAGGTATTCGCATTTGTCGATGAACTGCTCGAAAATCCGCGTATTCACCTGTGACCAAAAACAGCCGGTCCCCATCGTGGGGCGAATCCCCAGCGGCATGAGTGCCTGAGCCCACGCGAAGTGATTGGCCGTAAACGACAGCCTGGGCATCGACAGCACGGCTTCCACCCGAATGTCGGCTTCTGTGCCACCTACCTTGACGAGCATGGGCAACCCTTAAAAAGAGAGCGGGCGGCCCCGTATGGAACCGCCCGCTCAAGATTGCACACTCGTCAAGCCGTCAGGCTCACGCACCCACAAGGCCGATCATCGGGCCAGCCACGGTGTCAGTGCCAAGGTTGGCGTGCGTGATCGCAACGCGAGCCACGGCGCGAATCACCGTCTGGTCGCTCAGGAAGTTCACCTGATCGCTCGAAGCGATCTCGATGCCCTGCCGAACGCCGTAGTAGCTGGAGTTCGCCATGTTGCCGTACAGCGCCATGATCGCACCCGTCGAGTCCGCACCGCTCGGGAGCCGGTCGGTGAGAACCACCGGGCTGCCAAGGAAGGTGAGGCCCATGCCCTGCGAGAGTCCGACCGAACCGCCCTGGGCGAGATCGAGCGACTGCATGCAGGACGCAAAGAAGAACGGGCTGCAGAACCACTTGGCACCCTGACGCGAGTGCTGGGGAACCTTGGCCATCATCGCCAGCAGGTTCGCCTTCGTCACTTCGTCGGGCGTGTCACCGGCAGCCGTCACCAGCGAGGCGGCGTAGGTGGCAGCAGACGCAGCCAGAAGACCACCCGTGTAGGTGCTGACGAGACCGGCAACCGCTGGTGCGTTGCTCGGGTTGCCACTCCACGCAGCGTCTTCCACGGCGTTGCTAAGAGTCAAAGCCAGTTCAGCCGCGATCCAGTCGGCAATCGAAACGAGCGAATCAGAAAGAAGCTCGCTGGCAATCGTCACTGCGCCAGTAACTTTTTTCGCCGTCAGCGTCACCTGGTTGCTGGTGGGATCGCTGGCCGTGATGGCCACGTTCTCGTTGATCCAGTAAGCAGTGGCACCGGCAGTCCGACGCGGGAACAGCAGCACGTCGCTCGGCATCTGCACGTTCTGTGCGTTCTGAGCGAAGGCCGAATAGGAATCCACTAATTTAATCACGGTGCTCGACAGAACATCGGGCACGAAGGCCGCACCCGTGGTGCTGCCGGTCGAACCCTGAGCACGAGCCTCGATGCCGTGATCCTGGCACCACCGCTTCGCCTCGGCGTCACCGGACTTGCTCTTGAACCACATGCCCACCGAGTAGGCATCCTTGGCGTTCTCAAACGCACGCAGGCGGCCAGAGAAAGGAACCGCCTCGATGCGGTCAGCCTTCCGCTCCTCGGTCACTTCCGGTGCCGGGCTGCAACGCTCGACAACCGAACGCAAGTTCTTGGCCGAGTCAACGACCTTCTTTTCAAAGTCGATCTTCGTCGTGAGCTCTTCGGCCCGCTTGTTCAGGTCGATCAGTTCCACATCGCGGGCAGTCGTATCGTCGGCCTCGATCGCACGCACGGCGTCGATACGGTTGGCAAGGGTTGCTGCCTCGTCCTGAAGCTTCTTGAGATTGTCCATGTTCGGTGAGACTCCTGCGGCGGTATTGCCGTGGAGTTCACAATGCCGCTAGCCGGTGGCTCTCTTGCAGAACCGCACTTCGGAAAGTGTTGTTTTCACAAAAGCCACCGCACGCGCCCCGCATCGTGGGCACCGTAAATACCGCTGCCGTTCGTCACCGCAGGGGCGGCTGGATCGGCACCGAAGTTTTTCGCCGCAGGTGCAGCGGGCTTCAGACATTTCGCAGCCTCAGAGTCCATGCCGCAGCGGCATCACGCACCAGCGAACGCTTCGCAATCTCCGCAACCACTTCGGTGGCGGCAGGCGTTTCCTGCGTTGCCAGCCAGGCTTCGTAGGACCGCAGGGCCACAGATGCAGACGTGGATGGGTAGGCCGGGTTCAGCACCGGCCCCACGTCGTAGAGTCCCGATACCTCGCGGATCTGGCGGATGGCCTTGCCGTCATCGCCAGTGCGGAAGGATTCATTCTTCGGGTCCACCGTGAAGGCGAACGAACTGCCACGCACGTCGCGCCGCTGAATCAGTTCGAGCACGTCGGCCCGGCTGACGGGTGGCGTCACCACGTACTTCAGCCCCTTGTCATCGCTGGAGAGTTCCAGCGTGCCAGACGATGAACGGCCCAGCACGATATTGGAATCGTGGTTGAACAGTGCCACCACGTCGCCCTTGCCCCTCTGGCGGCTCAGGATCTTGTCGAAGGCTCCCGGCAGGATCTCTTCCCTGAAGCCACCCAGATCGAGCGACAGGCGGTTGTAGACGGCAGCGTAGCCGATGATGGCAGCCCGGCCATCGGCGCGGCTTTCCACGATCAGTTCGTTATCGTCCTCAAAGGCGAAGTCGCGGCGTTCAATTTCCATCTGGGGTGTCCTCCTGTTCGGCCTGGTCTTGTTCCTCTGCGGGCGGCGCGGGCATCGGCTCAGGTGCCGGTGCTTGCTGCCCAACCTTGTCCAGCGTGGTCATGTTTAACTGAACGAAGTGCTTGTCGCCTTCTGGCCCGATCGGGTTCAGGTTCTCAAGTTCGCGGATCTCGTTCACCGTCATCCAACCGTTCTGGAGAGCCGACACGTAGTAGGCCGATCGGCTGGCGTGGTCGCCACGAAGCAGGCCGCTAACGCTGTGCTCGGCAAAGTACGTTTCGTCGTCCACGATCAGGTCGCGGCTGATCGCCGCTTCCCACCGCTTCAGGTGCGGCAGTAGGCAGTGTTGGACAAACTCCGTGCCCTGCACTTCGATATTCGAGTAGGTCGATCGGGTCAGATCCTGAATCATGTGCGGCGGCACGCGAAACGCCCGGCAGATTTCGATGACTTGGTACTGCCTCGTCTCAAGGAACTGGGCCGCCTCATTGCTGCCGCTGAGTTCGTGGGCCTTCACGCCGTTGGGCAGGACAGCCGTTCGGAAGGCACGATCAGCGCCCCGGTGCATCCGCTCCCATTGCTCACGCAGCCGCTCGGCGGCCTCCACCGGAATCGGGTTCTCAGACTCCAGCACGATGCCGGGGCGGGCACCGTTCCCGAAGTAGGTGGAACCGTGGGCCTCAAGAGCCTGCGACAGCCCGATGGCGTTCTGGAAAACCTTGTACGTGGGGATCGCCTTGATGCCGTCCTCTGTTGTGAACCGCAGGGCGAATATCTGGCTCTGGCTGTAGATCGTCTGTTTGCCGCTCGGCTCCCGGTATCGGTAGCGGAGGGTGCCATCCTCAAGCCGCTCGGCTTCCATCCGGCTCGGGTGCAGCGGCCACAACTCCGAGATCGCACCACGGGCACCGGGGCGAATCTCGGCGTAGCTCGCACCGTAGTGCAGATACATTCCCGTCATCCAATCCCTGAACTCCTGCGCCGTCTGCCAGGGGTTCGGCTGCGTGTGCAGCAACCGATAGACGGGGTGCGTGGACGCCTTCGCCTTGCCACCGTTGGCAAGCCGTTCGTATACGTGCAGCGGCAGCGACGATACCGCGTCCGAGATCACCCGAATGCAGGCCGTGTACGCAGAGCAGGCCATCGAGTTGTCGGCCGTCACTCGGATGCCGCTGGGCGTGCGGTTGCTGCCGCCATCGGTCCAGTCGATCCCGCGAAGTTCAAACATCTTGTAGTCGGGCACTGCTTCGTTCATATGCTCATGATGTCCCAGGATTGTTCGGGCGCTGGTGCCGTCGATGTCGCGTGGATGCCAAGGGCCATAGTCAGGGCCACGATGCCGTCGATTCGCTCGTTGGATTTCTGCTTGCTTGGCTTGATGTTGCCCGCGTGATCGCTCTGTATCGCCACATTCGACGCCTGCCACGCCAGCACCGGGTGCCCGCCGTGCAGCAACTTGCCGCCAACCACCAGACCTTCTAACGCCTTGGCCGGGGCACTCATTGAGCCATAGCCCTGCCCAAATCCTAAGACGTTCACGCCATCGCCTTGCAGTTGCGTGGACAGCTGCGTGGCGTTCCAGCGGTCGATCGCCACCTGGCGGACGTTGTATTTCTTCGTCAGCACCATGATGTCGGCCCGCACCTGGTCGAAGTCGGTCACGTTCCCGTGAGTCAGGTGGAGTTTCCCTTCCTTGGCCCACTGATCGTAGGGAACGCGATCCCGCTTCACCCGCTCCCGCATGTTCTGTTCGGGAATCCAGAAGTGCGGCTCCACCCAGAACCGGCCATCATCCAGCTGGAACAGCAGGCAAAAGCAAGTGGTGTCAAACGTGCTGGCGAGGTCGAGCCCCGCGAAACACTCACGGCCGTCGAGCATCACCGGGCAAGGCTCGTTGCCCTGCGCCCAATGATCCATACGCAGCCACCGCGTATCCTGCTCTGTCCACTGGTTCAGGTGCAGCCGCCGGAACGTGTTCTCTTCGCTTGGCATGTCCTGTGCCCGCTTGCACCGCACCCGCAGGTCGTCGAGTTTCACGCTTACGCCAAGGTTCGGATTGGCTTTCTTCCAGGTCGCTGCCTTTGTCCAATCGTCTTCAGGATCTGCGGCATAGATTGCAGGCAGGAAGGTGTCATCCTTAATCGCACCATCACGCACAGCCAAGGCATAACGCCAGATTTCCCAGCAGATGCTTTTGCGGTCAAAGCCTGCCGTGGTGATCGCCACACACAGCGGCTGCCGCCGGGCTCCCGTCGAGGTGGTCATCACGTCCCACAGTTCCCGGTCGGGCTGGGCGTGCAGTTCGTCAAAGATGATCCCGTGAGCGTTCAGCCCGTGCTTTGTAAACGCCTCGGCAGACAGTGCCTTGTAAGTGGAATGCGTGTCCTCGCGGACGATCGAGTTACGGAACACCCGCAGGCGGCCCCGCAACTTGGGCGAGTTCTCCACGCACACTTTCGCCATCTCGAACACCAGGCGGGCCTGGTCACGATCGGCGGCACACGAATAGATTTCAGCGCCGGGTTCGCCATCGAAAAGAAGCTTTAGAGCGATGCCCGCACACAGCGTGCTCTTCCCGTTCTTTCTCGGAATCGCCAAGAGGCTTGTGCGGTACTGCCGCACGTTGCCGTTCATCGTGCCAAACAACTTTGAGATGTATTCCTTCTGCCACGGCTCAAGTAGGAACGGCTTGCCGCCGAGCTCGCCCTTGGAGTGGGTCAAGTTCTCTTGGAAGAAATCGACGGCAATCGATGCCGCCTCTTTATCAAGCGAACATCTTGGCGTCCCGGTCGTTTTCTTGCGGGCCTTGGTCAACGGCAGAAACCCTTGAAAGTGCAGATGCGGTGAGGCCGAACTCGGCGGCGAACTTCAGCATCTGGTTTCGTGCGTCACGCTTCCGGTTCCACGCCGGGTGATTAGTAACCCTACCCTTGTCGTCCATGATTGTGGTGCCGTTCGCCTTGAGTTCCCGATCGGCTTCCACCATGTCGGCAAACGAATCGCAGTAGGCCGCAAGCGTCTGCTGGTGGCGCGGGCTCATCACCTTGGACGCTTCGAGCATGGGAACGATCCGCTCCCACTCGGCGCGGGCGACATCGGCCAGCCATTCCGGCGACGGTGGAACGCCAGGCGGCGCGTCGATTCCGGTCTTATGTGGCCCCCTAACGCGGGAGCCACGCAGGCTAAGTATCTGCTTAGGAGTCGGTTTGCGGCCCTTACCCATTGTCGGCCCTCACGGAAGTTCCAATTTCAGCCCTGCGCACGCAGAGG